GTCGCTCTGGCCGGTCACGGGGCAATGAGTAGTCCAGCCCCAACGGCGGACACGCTGCCTACCCTGGCTACGGTTGATGATATCGTAGCCAGGCTAGGCCGCAACCTCAGCCAGGTCGAGGCCGCTCGTATCGACGCGATGCTGAAGGACGGCAGCGCTATTATCCGCAGGTACGCGCGCAAGGACTTCATTTACGCAGAACAGGATAAGCAAGTTATCATCGCCGACGTTGGGGTGATAGTACTGACGGATCGTCCTGTCATATCTGTCGACGCGGTTGTGGCGCTATCGGGTATCCCTGGTATTCCTGATCTTCCGGTGACGTGGTACGTGTTCGACGGCATCGACAAGATTACCGTGCTACATCCTCGCCAGTCCGGTATCATAAACCTGCCGTACGCCTGGTACACATCGGCTTGGTACAACGAGTCGTTCTTGGTGACGTTCTCTCACGGCGAAAATGTAACGCCGCCGGAGGTGCTCGGCTTGCTATGTACCGCTATCATATCAGAGCTATCGACGCCGACAATGTCCGCCACGGTCCAGAGCGAGACAATCGGGGCGTACAGCTACAGCATGCGACGGCGAGCCGTCGGTGGTGGCCTCTACGCCACATTGATGGACTTCGGCATGCAGACCATCCTAGGCGATTACCGTAACAGCGCGGGTACTCTCCACTTGAGGTTCTAATGTCCATTATGCCGAACGGCGTGACCGTGACCCTAGTCCGGAGGTCCGTCTCCGGACAGGATGAGTTTGGCAATGATGTGTACACCGAGACAACCGAGGACGTACAACCGTGTTCCATCCAGCAGGGGTCTAGCCGGGAGAATCTCAGCTTTACGGATCAGGTCATTACCGGGGTGATCGTGTTTATACCGTACGGCACTGACCTGACTTATCTCGATGCCATCATCTACAACGGTGTTAAGTTTGAGGTGTCTGGCGATCCTGATGTATGGGTATCGCCGTGGTCCGGCAATACGGCTCCGATTCGCGTATATGCCAACGTGGTCAAGGGGGCAGCGCCGTGACGTCGAGCTATACGCCTGATCGGACTGGTATGCTGGAATTCCTGAACTCTGGCATGTTGCTTGACGTTGTGGAACGAGTAGCTGATATTATCAAGACCCGCGCGATTACGCTGGCGCCAGTAGGTAGCATTCTGGAGGGTGACCCGCATCCAGGGGAATACATTAGCAGCTTTCATATCAGAAGCCATCGGTTCGGCGGCGCCACCAGGGACCGGGCGGAGGCCATTGTATATAATGATGCGGCGGATGCGGTATGGGTTGAATTTGGGTCCCATGGCCAGGAGCCGTATCATGTGCTACGACGCGCAGCGAGCGAGGCGACGATATGACTGTTATCATAACTCCGTTCCCTGATGTTGAGGCCGCATTGATGTTCGCGCTAGTGCCGATGGAACCGGATGTCAGGTTTGTTACTTCTATGCCGGCTGGCCCGTTGAAGATGATCACTGCTAGGATAAGCCGTACCGGCGGCACAGATAGTCATTTTATTGACCGGCCTACTGTTGACATTGATGTTTGGGGCTTCAAGTCTGCCCCGATGGACGTATCTATCGCCGCGCGAGACATACAAGCCGACGCTATGTCCCTTATGGGCATACAAGTTCAGACGGGAGTGATACAGCACGTAATTACAACTATTGGACCGAGGCCGATACCAGAGGTGAATCCTGATCTTGTTAGATACAACGCGACGTACGAAGTCTATATACACTCGTAGGAGGAAAGGCAAATGCCACCTAGTAGAAGTGATGTTGAAGAGCGCGACGTTAGCCCGCTGGCGGTGGGCCCCGGCAAGCAGAAGAACAACGCCCTGATCTATGGGGCTGGCGACGTTATCGTCTGGGTCGCCGCTCAGAACACGGCCGGTCCTATCACCGGCTTCGAGGACATCTCGACTCTCACCGGCTGGTACAACTGCGGGTGGGTCGACGTATCCGGCTACATCTTCAAGCTGGACGAGACCATCAAGGACATCGGCGCGGCCGGTATCCTGACGCCGGTACGCTCCATCCTCACCGGCGGCTCCAAGACGGTGCAGCAGACTTTCCTGGAGGCTCTCAACCCGTACGTCCGGTCTCTGTATGACGACGTGCCCATCTTCCCGGTCACGACCTCGCCGCTGCTGGCAACCACGACCGCGCCGTACGTGGCCAACTATACCATTCCGGACCCGCCGGCTGACAACAGGTACGCCTTCATCTGGGATACGGTCGACGGCGTCAAGGCCATGCGGATGTATGCTCCCAACGTCAAGGTGACGGCTCGCGGCAACGACCAGCCGCAGCAGGGCGACGCAGAGCTGATGGACATGACCGTTACGATGTACCCCGGCAACGTCGCGGGCTCCATCTACGTCGCCCATCGCTGGATCAACTACGGCCAGAGCATGGCTGGGTACTTCACGTGAGCGCCGACCTGGAACCAGTCGACGAGCGTGACGACGAAGTTGACGTTGACGTCGACCTCGACGCACTGGATACTGATCTACGTAGCGAGCGCGTAGGCAAGCCAACGACCGTCAGGATTGGCGGTATCATTCTTCACGTAACCCACGCGGGGGAATGGTCATCAACCGCAATGCGAGCCGCTGCCTCGGGCGACTGGGATACTTGGGCTCGCGAGGTCATAGCGGACGACGACGAGTTCAAGGCATGGCTGGATGCTGATCTGCGCAACTACCAGATCGAGGCCGTGTTTGATGAATGCGGTCGCCAGGCTCGTATGAGTTCGGGAAAATCGCAGAGGCGGCCTGGGTCATCTCGCAGTTCGCGGAGGAGATAGAAGCAGACCTGGCTCGCTATTACCGGCTGGAGCTTTCTGACCTGTTCCAGCCTGGGAATAGCCTTACATGGCGAAGGCTGCTGGTGCTGCTAAAGCACCTTCCACCGGAGAGTGCCGTGAACACTGCGATACGAAACAGTACGCCGGAAGATGTGCTAGCCGAAAGTGATCATGACCCAGCTACTGGTAAGTGGAGCACGGTAGAGACTCTGCTTGCAGTGCTCATCGATGAGATGCGCACATGGCAGTGGATCTACGTACAGGCACACACAGATAGGCGCGTAGCGCGGCCGCAGCCGATACCCCGTCCCGGTGCCGCGTCTCGCCCTAGGCGGCGTCTAACGCTCGCGACGGTACGAACCCTGGACCCAAGGCTACGCGGTCTCTCGCCCGAGGAAACACAAAGCAGACTTGATGAGCTAACCGGCGGCAGGAAGCGAGGTGACTGGTAATGGCCGGCGAGATATTTGTAGGTTCGGTCGCCGTAGGTGTTGTACCGGACCTACGCGGATTCAATGACCGTATCCGCCGGGAGTTGGTGCCTTCAGCCAATCGTATCGGACAGGACATAGGCAAGGCGATATCAAAGGGAATCCTGGACTCGCTGAACCTTGGCGATGTCATTACTAAGGCATCAGTTAAGTCCAGAGCTGTTACCAAGACTGCTGCATTTGATCTCGGTACAGTGTACGGCAAGGAGATGCGCCGTGCCATCGACCTTCAGCTGAAGGGTATTACCGCTAAGGTCAAGCTCGATGTCGACCAGGCCTCTCTTAACCGAATCCGTAGAGTTATCAGTATTGCGGCATCTGCTGCGCTAGCCGCTTCAGGCGCTGCTGGCGGAGGCGGCGGTGGCGGAGCTGACTTGACTGCCCTCATCAATCTCCTTCGTGGCGGTGGCGGAGGTGCTCGTGGAGGCGCTCGTGGAGGTGGCGGCGGAGGCATTCTCGGATTCCTCTCCAGCTTCAGGGGAGGTGGTCAGACGCCTCTAGGTGCTCTTGGTGCCTTGTCTGGGCCGCAGGCTGGAGGCGTTGCCGCCGGAATTGCAGGGGCAGCTCCTTTCATAGGACAGCTCATAGGCAGCGGTATCATATCCGTGCTAGGCGCGGGGCTGACGGGGCTTGGTATCTATGGCGCGCTTTCGGGTACGACCGGCACACAGACGACTCCCGGCCAGCTGAACGTCGCTCAGCTACAGCTACGGGCCGCGCAGCTACGGCTACAACAACTCCAGAGCGGGACGACAACAACGAGGACGACCGCGCCTGCTACGCCTTTGTCTATCATCGCCGCGCAGGATAGACTGGTAGCTGCGCAGGACCGTCTCAACAAGCTTCAGTCTAGCGGCAAGGCTACGGCCGCTCAGCTTGCTAGCGGCTACGCGAGCGTGGCTGGCGCGCAGAACACTCTGAATAACTTGCAGGCTAAGGGCGCCACTACAACTACGCATCATGCTGCATCGGCGGCTCAGTTGGCTAGCGCCCAGGCGTCGGTAGCTGCAGCGCAGCAGAGGCTGAACACGCTACAGGCTAACGCGCCTGATATCTCCAAGGCCCAGGCCAAGATGCACCAGGCCTGGCTTAACCTGACAAGTGACGCTCAGGACAGTATCAAGGTGATCGGCGCGTCGTTTGTGCCCGTGCTAACGGAGATCTTTGGGCTAGCCGATAAAGTCTTGCTAAAGATGACGCCAGTGTTCGCGGCGGCAGAGAAGGTCATATCGGGGCCGTTCAAGCTATTCGCTGATGCTATCATTAAGTCATTCGGCGATCCCCAGGTACAGCAATCTATCAAGGTAGTGGCCAAGGCGTTCGGCGACATACTGACGGCGTTCACTCCTGATATACCAGGCATCATAAATTCGTTTGCGGACGCGATAACTCGCATAGCTAACGCCGTTGCTAAGAATCCAAAGGCATTCGCTGACTTCCTGAACTTCCTAGCCCAGATAGTCATATTTGCATTGGATGCTATCGCTTGGCTGACTCTTGTTGCCGACTACATAGAGCTTCATTTTATACCTGCTGTACGGCACTTCGCTGATTTCTGGACCAAAGTCTGGAAGGACATTTCCAACGCAGTAATGGTCCCAGTAAATGCTATGATCAGCTTCATTAAGCGCGAGCTGACCTCGTTCTACGTTTGGTGGAATCAGAACGGTCAGGCGGTAAAGAGTGTGTGGAGAATAGTATGGCAGTACATATATGACTTCGCTCGTGGAATTTGGATAGTTATCAGAGCAGTTATAGTAAATGGCTGGAACGCTATAGTTGGCATGTTTAGGATACAGGCTGATATCATTAAGATGATCTGGAGGGTACTATGGACAGGGCTAAATACGTTTGTTCATTTGTTCTGGTACGGTCTACGAGGATTCATCAAGACGGCCTGGGACCTCATCGTCGGCATCATTACCGTCGGGCTTGATTTGCTAACAGGACGCTGGTCAGCTGCCTGGAATGAGATCAAGTTGGTGGCCACTCAGATCTGGGGCAACATCAAACAGTTCTTCAGTAGCTCGGGGACTTGGCTACTACAAGCTGGCATTGACCTTGTTCACGGACTTCTACAAGGCATGCTTCAAACTATGAAGGACATCGGCAGCTGGATCAAGACCAATGTTGTTGATCCCATTGTTGGTTGGGTTAAGCACTTCTTCGGTATCAAATCGCCATCCACTGTTATGGCAGGTATCGGCAGTAACCTAATCCAAGGTCTGGTCAAGGGCCTGCTGAGTTCCGGTAAGGACCTTACGCACTTCATTAAGAACATCTTTGGTGGCGTACCGCAGGCGCTCGGGAACTTCATCGAGAAGGGCCTCGTCGACATCACAAAGATACCGGGCCGGATACTGAGCAAACTTGGCGGTATATTCAAGGGCATAGGCGGCTTCTTTGCCAAGCTGTTCGGAGGCAATGTTACCGGGGGAGTCAAGCAATGGGCGGGCCTCGTCGCGCAGGCGCTCACTATGCTAGGGCTACCGCTCTCGCTATCTGGTCAAGTGCTGTATCAGATGCAGACAGAGTCGGGCGGCAACCCGAACGCTATCAACTTGACTGACATCAACGCTCAGCAAGGCGACCCGTCGCGGGGCCTGCTCCAGGTCATCGGCTCGACGTTCGCCGCGTATCACGTAGCTGGGACTAGCAGTAACATCTACGACCCGCTAGCCAACATAGCAGCGGCCATTAACTACGCGCGAGCCGTCTACGGGCCGACCCTACTGCGAGGCGGGATGGGCATGGGGTCCGGGCACGGCTATGACGCAGGTGGCTGGCTACCTCCAGGCGTATCGCTCGCGTACAACCTAACCGGACGGCATGAGCGTGTACTGTCGCCTCCGGAGATGAAAGCACTAGCAGACGGAAGTGGCCCGCAGTATCATGCTCACTTCGATGGCCTGACCGGCGCGGCGATCGAGGGCCATGTGCGTACCGCGTTCCAGGCTATAACACTAACTCAAGGGCATCTAGATCGCCAGGGTAGGAGGTCATAATGTCATTCCCCGCGCCGCCTACACCACTACAGATAAGTTACCTGGAGCCGGATGGAGGCTACTGGTATCTGTCAGACTATAGCCTGTCCAACGGGTACGTATGTTCATCTATCGTTGGCATCGAGGGTTTTCCAATTTCGATGCAGACTATCCCGTTGCTTGACGGTACGTCGATACCTAACATATACATCCCGCAGCCCGGCACTATAGTGATGGCGGTACTACTTACATGGCCAGGGAATAATGAGAACGCATATTATGATCTGGTAGACAGATTCATACATGCGTTCTATATGCGGAGAAATGAGCAGCCGTCTCTTGGCTGGCTTCAGATTCAGAGGCCGGATGGCTCGATCAGGAGGATAGCAATATTCACTACCTCAGGGCTAGACACCCCAGAGGTCGGCCTCCACAATATGCTGTTCACTTTGACATTCCAGACGCCTGACCCATTCTGGCAGGATGTCAATTCACAGTCATTCAATTTCACTATAGGATCGCAAACAGGTATCCTGCCATTGTTCCCCATTTCCCTGAATGCCCCAACTATCTTTGGCAATGTCAATATTGATAACACCGGCTCTGCTGAGGCTTATCCGGTATGGCTCATTACCGGGCCTGGTACGCCATCTATGGTCAATAACACGTCAGGCAGGACGTGGTCCCTGAACACTCCCATACCGGCCGGCCAGGTAGTGGAAGTAGTAACACGTCCAGGATACCAGTCTGTAGTCAATACTACTACCGGAGTGAACATATGGGACCAGCTCGTCCTAGGCGGAGGTTCATCGAGCGACTTGTGGTCACTAATGGTAGGCGTCAATAACGTGTCCATCTCTATGTCGGGCGCTACCGCTAACACCAATGTCAATGTTGAGTGGGTTAACAGGTACAAGGCGAAGTGACAGATGGTAACATACAATGTTAACGGCACGACGCGGATAGCTGTCCAGGCTACTGGGGCTCTGGCGGCATCTAGGCCGTTTGTGTATCCAAGCGCGGGCTCGCAGGACCAGGTGTGGGTCGAGTACCTAGATCAGAATTTGCTAAGCCGCGGTATGCTACAATTCGTGAGTATCTCAGCTAACCTCTACTATAACAGCGTAGGTTCCTGGACAATGGCTGTGCCTTACTCTGATGCGCTATGGAAGCAGATTCTGGCCGGGGACTTCTTCATCAGCGTTCACTGGCGCGGCCTCTTTACCTTTGGCGGCAAATGTGAACAGCCTGGGTACTCAGACTCAGTGCCGGGGAGCCCGACCGGGCAGACCATATCTGGTCACAGCGGGCCGTTCGTCACGCTGACCGGCGCGGACTACCTAGCGCTACTTGCCAACAGGATCGCGTACCCTAACCCGACGGTAGCCTGGGCCTCGCAGACTGCGGCCGCTACCGACGCGGTATCTAACATGCCGCTAGAGTCTGCCATTAAGCACTATGTGTCGCGTAACGCGGGGTCTAGCGCCATTGCCGCGCGGAGGATTTCACAGATGGATATAGCACCCGACCTAGGACGCGGGGCTAACGTATCATATACAGTTAAGTTTGGTACTGGCGTCAACCTCAATTTGATGGACATCTGCCGGGCGCTTATAGGACAGTCAGGCAGCAAGATGGGTATGTCACTGACTAGGAACCCGTCGACCAACAGGCTGACGTTTGATGTATACATTCCTCGTGACTTGTCCAAGAAGGCGTGGTTCAGCGAGGCCCTGGGCAATCTTGCTTCTGTTCAGTTTTACATTACCGACCCGACATGTACCGACGCGCTGATACAGGGGAGTGGGACAAACTTCCTCACCACAAACGTAACTACAGGTAAGACAGCCTGGAACATTATAGAGACGTTCGTTGATAGTTCTACGGAAACTGATGTCAACGTCCTGAAGACTACCGGCCAGACTACTGTCAATGACGGCCAGGCGGGACCTAGCATAGCAGCTACCGCGGTTGACACGCCGTTCCTGACGTATGGGCGGGACTACGGGCTTGGCGATATAGTAACGGTCGAGGTCCGGCCGGGGGCAAGCTGGACAGATATGGTGAGCGGGGTAACACTGACAGCCGACCCATCTCAGGACCCACAGGTGAGTGCAGTTCCTACTATCGGCAACTCGGCTAACGCAACTACTAATGACCAGAGGATTCTTGGCTCTATGCTGTCCAGGCTCAGGAAGCTCGAAAGAAAGCTGGCGACAAAGTTATGGTTACGTACGACTCGCGGCCTACTCAGTTCACTCAGCTTACGCTGACCAGCGAGTGGGAAGGGCTCATGTCCGCGATGGGATGCCAAGACGGTATCGACTCGACGGCTGGTGGCGGTA